CAGTTGCTCGAAGGGATAGCGGAAGCATTCCCCGAGAAAGGCTTTGCACAGCCAGCGTTTCCCTGGTAGTGCGGCCACATGCATATCAATGTTGGTCTTCGTGTAATTCTGATAGACCACCCCGGCCAGTAGTGAACCGGTTTCATTCGCCAGGCCGATCGCCGTGTAGGGCGTCGCGCCAAACTCGAAGATGGCCATCCGGGAAGATACCCACTTCGCCACGCGCTCATCCTGGTTCGCGATGATGAATCTACCCATAGAAGAGACCGCCTTCCTTGAACAGGTAGTTGGTGCTCTGCCACTGGGCGCTCAGATTCTTGATATTGGCGCGCAACTCCATGGAGGCCGCATAACCGGTACCCGCCAGCCCTACCCAGGGTTTGACGGTCATCTGGGCATCCGACCAGAGTGTCGTATTCCACAGCGAGACGTTCCACGTCGCGGGCGTACCTCCTGAGATGGGCACTGTTGTGGAGGGCGCGTTGGTAGCGAAATCGGTCAACAGATTGATCACGACAGAAAGTGCGCCGGTCACCTGGAACACAGGCTGACACTGCGTGAATATTTTCTGTAGTTCGTGTTCTCCCAGATAGCTGAATGCCGGTTGAGCGGTGACCGTGTAGGGGTTGCCATCATCATTCTGACCGGTATCACACTGCGCGACCGATCCGTTAGTGCCGTAGTAGAGATTGTCGCCCATGGTCTCGAAACAGTTGGCATTCCACGAGGAATTCAACTTTCCGAAAGTGCTCCAAGCCCCGGAGATCGTATTCTGGACGTACTGATAACTGCCGGTGCCGGTTGGGACATGCAACACTATTTTGGTGCCGATCGGGTAGAGCACGACCTGCCAGGCCGTCTGCGCGGCATAAATCTGCGCATCCCGATTGATCAATGTACGAATCTTGTCCGTGATGGCCAGCAGCGGTTGCGAACGATCCGAGACCAGGGCTTTGGACAGCGGGATCAATCCATCAGTGGTGATCACCGCGGCATCAGAAGCCAGCTTGACCCAACCGCGTCGTCCAACTCCTAGGGGGCGTCCAATCTGGAAGTGTCCGGCTTCTGACCATGTGGAGATTTGCGCTGGATCATAGCCCTGATACATCACCACCTCGCCGAGCGTGGAGACAAAGGCGATGTAATCGTTGATACCCCCCGCATTATCCACGCTGTTGGTGGCCAGCATGGCCAGCGCGCCGCCCTGATTGAAGTTCGGAGCCATGGGTAGGAGCGTCAGGGCGCCCGCGAAGACATTCTGCGGCAGATAGTAGATGTTGAACGTCCCTTTCTGGACAAACCACAACCGCGATTTATAGCGAATCACCTGACTGAGCATAGTGAGTGCCGGCCCACCGGTGAGTGCATAGGGAAAGGGCGAACTCAACGTGCCGCCCGAAACATAGGCTCCAAAGCCGCTCGAGTTGATGTTGAGCGTCACCGTCCAGGCGCCCGAGGATCCGCCCGTATTGGTGACTTTGGCGTTGACGTTATTGATCTGCGTCATGCCGACCACGGCTGTGAGGCCGGCAGTCTGCCCGATCGTGAAAGGGTTGCCACCGCTGACGGTATTGATCGTGACTACCGCGGAAGCCGCCTGAGTAATGGCCGTCACGGCCCCACTCACGGGGGCGGTGAGCGACCACCAGGTCGTGCCATCATAGAGTAATGGTGGGTCGGCGCCATTCACCAGATAGAGGATTTCCGCCGATCCGGTCCCGAATTGGGTCCAATCATAGAAGACGTTCGTGACGGCCTGGACGGTATTGCCAGCGCCTCCCACGACTGCCGCTCCTGCCGATCCTCCACCGGCATTATCCACGCGGTAGATCGAGCCTATCCCCGCGTTGATCGCGCCTGCATAGAGTTGATTCGAGCCCGACAGCGCGTTATAGGCTGCGACCGTCTGACAATTCCCCGTGAAGGTGCCGAGTGTTTGCTTCCCCCGCCGGAATTCCACCCACGTAGGTTGGGCGAACCAGTTATCTAGAAGGATGGCATCCGTCTCGGGCATGTTGGCGATGGCATCGCGCCCATTGAGGCCCCCTACCGGAGCCGGCACAACATAGCCGGTGGCCTGGGGTTGTTGGGCCTGTTGGAGACGCAGCGCCCGGATGGCGGAGGCGCGGGGCATTGGCTATGACCCGAAACCGGTGTCCGGAACATTCTGGCTATTCAGGAGCCGAATGCCGGAGGCGCGAGCGTTCAACGGCAGATTGCGCGCCATCTGGGTTCTTCCCGTGATAGTCGCCACCTTGTCATCGTATTCCTGCCACTCATCCGCCCAGGCCATGCCAATCGCCTTGAGCACGCGCCATTTGAGCGATAGCGTGATCAGATCCTCGGGGATCACTGGCACGTCGGTATCGAGCAGGAAAGAGGTCTGCACTGCCGTAGTGGGAGCGCCGCCTTGGGCCACCCAGAAGTTAGAAGCGTACTCCATAACAATGAGATCGGAGATAGGACTGGACTGACCGCTCGGCACATAGGGCGCCGGGTTGAAATAGATCTGCCCATCCATCAATCGATAGCGCAAGCGAGGCCCAACAGGGCTGATGCCTGACTTCAACACCTGCCACTCCTGGGCATTGATAGGTCCCAGCAGTTGCCAGCGGAAATTGCGATCCCACCCAGTTTGCGGGATGAAGTAATTGAGGTCAGGAGGCTGTGGATAGGCTTCCTGGCCGAAGGCGAGCGAACTGTCGCTGCCAGTGCCATTGGCCTGCGTGACCGTGGAATTCTGACTCATCGTGACGGTACCGGCGCCGGCATTGACGGCTGTCACCATGGTGTCGTTGAGCGCGAACTTAGAACTGATCTGCCAGCCGATCTGAACCGCCGCCAGATTGATCCCAGTGATCCCAGTGATCACATTCGAATTGTAGGTAAACGTGCCGGTGAAAGGCCCGATCCCAAAGAGATTGAATAGGAATTGTTTGCGCAGCGCCGGCCAGTAATCACTCGCGTTGGTGGTATCGCGTAATTCGAAGCCTGCTCGATTCGCGAGCGCGTATGCCTTGGTGACATTCGCCTCCGTATTGCCCACCACGGTAGTAGGCACCGGGAGACCGATCTCCCCAAATGCCTGCTGCACCAAGGTGAGCAATGACATTCAAGTCGCCCCAGCCGCGATCGCCTGGGCGCGCTTGCTGGTCTTCACGGAAGCACTCTTCAACTTCGCGGGTTGGGGCGTGAAGTTGGTATTAGCACTCATCTGCGAGACCTGCATGCCTTGCGCGAACTGCGATTGCATCGCGGCGATTGTGGCCTCGAGTTGCTTGATCTTCTCGTCCTGAAGATTGGACTTCTCTTCGGCCCGACTCGCCTTGGCCTGTTCGCTGGCGACAATCTTATTGCGCAGACGCTCATCCAGCGCGGCCTTGGCAAGATCGCGGTATTTGCGGCCGCCCATGAGAGAAGCGGCATTAGCGTCCGTGAGTGCTGCCAGGGCTTCCACGGTGGGGATATTGAGGAGTTTGAGCGACTCCGCATAGGAGCGCGTCACCACACCCCATTCCTCGATTGGCCAGCCGTCATCAGCCTTCTCGCCGCGGCGCATGAAGCGCGCCCAGGCATTCGGATACTTCACCGCATCCGGGGAATCACCATTCGCGCACTGGGCCAACACATCCCAGGTCGTATGATATTCGCCCGAGTCGGGATCGATCGCGGTGTCGTAGTCGATGCCTGAAGCCAGGGTATCCCACACGGTGCGGGAATTACCCGGCGCCACGATGCGCACCCAGATCCGATCCTGGAAGATCGGGAAGCCCATGGACTCTGTAAGATATTCCATGGCGTAGGGCTTGATATAGAACTCCACGATGAGCTCGCCATCCAAACCTGCGCCGCCCTCGCCGGCCTTCCCATAGAGCACTTTGCTGTAATCGCTCTTGGGGCTTTCCAGGGTGCGGGGAGGGGCAAAATTTGGGGTATCAATACTCATGAGGCAAGCCTCCAGGTCTCGGCGAGCCGTACCCGCCAGGTAAAATTGGCGCCCAACTCAGGCGCACCGAAAATCTCATCCACCGCGCGCTTCACGCCCCACAGTGGATAATCAGGATGGTCATAGTCATGGCCGCTGATGAACCCCGAAGGTTTCAACTTCGGCAACCACGCCAGAATGTCCGCGCGACACGACTCATAGGAGTGATCGGCGTCGATGAATACGAAGTCCAACGTGCCGTCCTCAATCTCACGCGCCGCCTCGAGCGAGGTCTTCACAAGAATCCCCGCACGAGGCCCGGCGAAAGCCGTCATCTCACGCGTCATGGCCAGAAATTTGTTCTGTTGATCCTGCGTGAGGGTGCCGTGGAAGTCGCCCAACCCGTCCTCGCCCTGCCCAGGCGCCCAGGAATCCACCATCAGGAGCGCGAGGTCAGGCCGCCGCAGCAAGCGCGAGGATAATTCCCCGGCGAATACCCCGATTTCCGCTCCCACCGGGTTGGAAATACCTTCCAGCCAGGTGAGCAATTGATTGGCCCGTTCCTCGATCGCGAAGGTCATGAGGGAGGCGAGATGCGGAATCAAACCTGCGCCAAAGATCCGCACGACGCAGCCATCCTGAACCAGCATGGGCATGAGGTTTTTGAAGTCCTCCGCCTGTGTAACCATCCAAGGCGCGCATTTGAAAGTACGGCCGGCGACCTTGACCTCGAGGATCTTCTCCCCGTCATTCAACGACTGATCGTAGGCATGATGCGAGGGGCCATAGCTCGAGTCGAAGCCGAAAAGTCGCAAATGACGGTGCCCCAACGCATAGGCGATCGCGATCGCCTTGAGCCCGACCGTGGTGCCCCCCCCGATCTTGGCGCCCGGATGATGTTGCACCAGCGGCTCGTAACTGGTCATCGCGGCATGCCAGCAGATGAGATCCGGGCCGGCCGCATCCAACAAACTCGGGTGGCACTGCGAGGCGTAGTACTTGGGGACCGACTCGGCAGGCACGAAATCGATGTTTTCAGGCCGCGCATCGAGGAGGATATGCGCATCCGGCTGGATGCCATGCTCCTTCAGGTAGCGATAGGTGTTGCCCG